AACGGAGAGGTTAACCACCTCTCCATAAACCAATAAGTTACTATGTTTGTAAAGGCTAACACACTGAGACAAGTCGGATTCCGCTCTTCGGAGGCTTCGCGCCTCCGGCCGCATGGCAAACCACCGCGGTGTTTTTCATAGTCTGCAAGGAAAAAGTTGGTACGATAATAATTGGATTGTATATTTGTAGTGCAAACGACAAATGACAAACAATTAGAACCGTACCGATATGCAAAGAAACAAAATTTCCTTCAAAGGACAAAAGATTTACATCGGAATTGATGTGCATGCAAAAACTTGGGAGGTCTGTGTGCTGACCGAGTCGGGTTACAAAGAGAGGCACCCGCAACAAGCCTCCGCAAAGACGCTCTTTGACTTTTTGAAGAAGAATTTTCCTGATGGCGAGTACCATGCCGTGTATGAGTCAGGCTTCAGTGGTTTTTCCACATACTACGCTCTCAAGGAGTACGGCATCAACTGTGTCGTGACCCATGCCGCGGATGTTCCGACCACCCAGTACGAGGAGGTGATGAAGACCGATAAGGTAGATGCAGCCAAACTTGCGCGCTCCTTGCGCGCCGGTGACATCCGTCCCATATACATCCGTGAGAAAGAGAATATCGATGACAGGTCAGTCATCCGCATAAGGAAGACCATACAGAAACAACTCTCTGGCTACAAGGCAAGGGTGAAACACCTGCTGCACTGCAATGGCGTGGAGATACCCGAGCGGTTCGCAAGACCGGGGACGCACTGGTCAAGAGCTTTCATCAAATGGCTCAAGGAGGATGTCGTGCTGCTTTCCTCCTCAAGATTGTCGTTGGACTTGCTCGTCAAGCAGGTGGAGACGATACGCCAGACACTCTTGGACGCGACAAAATCCATACGAAGGCTTGCGCAGACCGACAGGTACAGGAACAATTACGAGCTTCTGATGTCGATACCCGGCATAGGTGTAAGTGTAGCCATGTGCATACTGACAGAAATCTACGATGTGAAGAGATTCCGTAACGAGAACCAGTTCGCCAGTTATCTCGGCCTGATACCGACCTGTCATAACAGTGGAGAGAAAACCGCAAGCGGAGAGAAGACCTTCCGTGGCAACAAGCATCTCGGACCGATGATCATAGAGGCTGCATGGATAGCCATCTACAGAGATTACGGACTGGGAATGGCCTATGCCAGATACAAGCAGTCCATGAAACCGCAGGAGGCCATAGTCAAAATAGCCAGAAAGATGTCCAACATCATTTTCTCGGTACTCAAGAACAGTAGGAAATATGAGCCATACAGATGGGATAAAGAATAACATACAGACTTTCGGACAACTTCATAAAACGACTCCTTTTCATAATTGATGGACCTTCGGGTGTCATCTCCGATAAGATTGTTGCGTTTTACCTATATTCTGAAGAAGTAAATTGTTGGGCGGATACGTCCGTGTCAACTCATAGAAGTTTGTCTGATAGGTCTGTTGTTCGTAGCCTTTCCATACCCGGTGTTCCCATGCCGGGCTGGTGGCTGTTGCTTCTTCTAAAGTCATCGTACTAATAAACTTCACCCTAAGTGATTGATAATGAACAGTTAATAAATTACAAATATTTTCCAATTATTTGGAAAGCAACATAGAAGATATGATAAGAGAGAATATAATTAAATCTATTAATGAAACCTTAAAGGAATTACCTCATAAGGCTTATATATGGAAAAAAGATTTTCCACAAGTAATAACTATCGATGAAATTACATCAAAAGAAATTTTTATCGAAATTCACGCATTAAGATATCCATTAACAAAGAATGAAGGGCTTTTCTTTACTGTTCTCTTTGCGTTTTGCCCTTGGATAAATGAAAGGGGATGGAATAACGTGTCAACTAAGACATTAAACAAACTTCTCACATATGTACAAAGAAATAAGTAAAAGGTTAAGTCAGGGTTTCCCCTGACTTAACTGTTAAGAATACAACTTTTACCAAATTGACACTAATAACTACACTAAACTGCAAATATATACGTTGAATTCTTACTTTTTATGTTATTAAACGTGACCTTATTATAAGGACTTTCTTGGTGATGTGGTGCATACCATCTTCTGTTAGTAGATGGCTAAGATATGCTGCGGAACAATCCAAATCCTCTTCAGTAAATCTTCTGAACAAGGCTGCAACACTGCCAAAGTAATAGTTCCTATGGTTGTAGAGGAAGTGAACGTGTATCACCTTTCTGTATTGCTTTTCTTTCATACTCTTTACCTATATAAAGACCAGGCATTTTATTGGCTCTTTTCTTTCCAAAGATAATTTCCAATAGCGTCTTTTTCCATATACTTATCTGTCGTAACCTCTATAGCAATTCCATTGCTTCTCCAATTTATAGCGGAAATCTTTACGTCAAAGTAGCCTGAAAGTAATCCTTCCATGGAAACTTCAATACCTTTATATTTTCCTAAACCGCAAAATACAATGTCTTCACAATCAGCCTTGATGAGATTATCTTCAAGGAAAGAACGTATATTTAAAGTGTCTCCAGGAGATGGCGTAGATGGGAATAACCACTCCCCATACCAATAATACACATCTCCTGCCCAGTAAAATACAATACTTAACTTCATATTTTATAAAAAAACTTCTGCATAATCATCTATATATTTAATATATAGAATAATTACTAACGAAATATAGTGTTAATATCACCACGTACGCCTTTCTTTGGACGTATCTGACCATGCTGCTCTTCATACTTAGAAACAACCATATTTAATCCTAAAGTAATAAGTTCGTTGATTTGAACTCCTTCCTTTTCAGAGATAGCACGTATCTTATTCATAAGAGTCTTATCTAATGATGTGCAAATGCGCATCTTTCCGTTTGTCTTTGAACGAACGCTTTTAGAACTATCCTTGTGCTCCTCTTGACTGTTATTTCTACTTTCAGAAATCGTGGTAGAGTCTGATGACTCACTCACTGGAGAGACAGCTGAAGATGTTAGACCTTCTAACAGTTGTCCCATTGCATCATTATTAATCTTTTTGCTCATTTTCTGTTTTTTTTATTTACCCTATCTGCTTGCTTAAATTGGATTTTTCCCAGCGTGTAAGCAGAACTCCTGCTGTCTCTATTCTTCTCATGCAATAGCTTATTAATTCTCTTTTCAACTCGAATTAACTATTTCATAATAACTGTAGAATCATTCCATGTCAAACTCATACTTCAAATCAAAATCGTCATTTTCTTGAATGTGATCTTTCAGCCATTTAAAAGCATCTCTTGGTTGATCGTCAAAATCTTCAAAAGGATCGCCTGATCCATGTTCTGCCAAGTCTTTGAGAGCTTCATATTCTTTTTCACTAACTTCAACGTTACCTAATGTTGCAGTGTAGGTAATTCTTACATTTAATTTCTTTAGCTTCATTCTATCTATTTTTATTGTTTCTTTTATTTATTTACTAGATGTCTTACTTAATAACTCTTCAACAAAGGAACGATAGTCCGCTGCACCATTGCTCTTTGGGTCGTATTCTACTATATTAACAGCTTCAAGTGGGGCTTCAGCTATTTTGATGTTCTTACGTATCTTGGTAGTAAAGACACTATTACCTAACTTAGCACGAAGACCTGCTTCTATCTGCTTGCTTAAATTGGATTTCTCCCAGCGTGTAAGGAGAATTCCTGCTGTCTCTATCTTTGGATTGAGCTTCTGCTTTACCATCCTAATAAAGTCACTTATCATAGTTAAACCCTGGAATGGCAGTACTTCTGCCAAGAGAGGGATAATAACAAGATTAGAGGCGGTGAGAGCATTGAGGGTAAGAAGTCCTAATGATGGGGGACAATCTATCAGTATGTAGTCATAGTTTGTAACCTGTGACTGCAAAACATCAGAAAGAAGATGCTCCCTTGCCATTACTGAAGAGAGTTCAAGGTCTGCAGAGGCAAGACGTAATGAAGATGGAACAATGTCAAGATTTTCCGTTATCGAATAGACTGCCAAATTATAGGCTGCTCCTCTACAAGAGGCAGAGAGTGCATCATAGATGGTAGACTCTACTTCTTCATTCTTTAGTAAAGACGATGTGAGATTACTCTGTGCATCCATATCTACTAATAACACTTTCTTACCTAAGCTGGCAAGAATAGAACCAACACTTGCTGTTGTCGTGGTTTTGCCGACACCTCCCTTATGGTTGGCAAATGAAATGATTGTTGCTTGGTGTGTCATATCTTATAAATTTATTTTCCTAACTTGTCATGATACTGTAATAAAATAGATTTCAGCTTGTTGGTAGTTTCCACTAACATCATGGCTATACTTTTCGCATCATATTCATCACAAAAATAGTTGCCGATGTTATAAAGGTAATCATCTTTGGAAGAATATTTGTCATAAGCTGTCTCTACTTCAAATTTTGCATTTACAAAATAGTAGGCACCATTATTTTCTGCTCTCCATCTTTCTAAGAAGACATTATAGTTTTTAGCATCCCAGTACAGACGTTGTTCTTTCATCTTGTCGAACAAGATTTCTTTCTCCTTGTCCGTTGCAAGACGTATCTTAGACTGGTACTCATCGTATTCTCTTACAACAGGTATGCCTTTATTTCTTTTTATAATACCACCATGTTCGTATAAGACAAAGCAATCATACCTACCATATTCGCTTCTGTGTCCTGTACAGATTGCTGTTACAGTTTCTTTATAATTGGAATGAGGTACATTATATGTGCAAACAACAATATCTCCTCTTTTGGGGACATAGTCTGCATCTTTAAATTCCGCCTGAAAAATGACCTTACCATTTTCAATGACCGCCTTGCAACCTTCAGGGATATTAATGCTATCCCCTGACATAAATTTTGTGCTCATACTCTAAAATTTATTAGTTTAATAGATTATTCCTTGATATTTACAGATTTACGTATTGCTTTATTGCTATACATACGTATAGTTGTATATACGTATGCAAAGATATATATATTTCTTGTAACAACAAAATATTTTTAGTTACCTTACTTTGGTATACTGAATGTACCTATTGGAATCGTTGTTCCATTAATAGTGGATAAGAATATACCATATTCACCTGGTATCATTTCATTTTCTGGGAAAGTAAGTGTATATGACTGACTACCATACTGATGGGCTATGAAGTTGACATAGCCACTCTTCTGAGCTTTCTTAGAGCTAAAAAGAGTTGGTGAAAATTCCATCCATTGAATACGGCGGTCCTTCTTTGAGGCATTGAAACGAACTATACGATAGAGTCCCATAGGATCAAGTTCATTATCCTTAGCTTTAATAACTAAAGAAATGGTTTTCATGTCTTTTGGAACAACATAAGAGGAATGTCCTCCTTTAAGAACAATATCCTTTCCTTTTGAGCCTGCGAGTTCTCCAGCAGTAGTAACAGAACTATAAACGTTACCAACACCCCCAGTCGTATTAGAAACTATGTTCTCATGACGCTTTATTGTACCAATCTCTCGTGGTAATGATTCAAAAGAATCATCACTTGTCATAATGCAGTAGCTATTAATAAACTCTGGCTCTTTAATAGGGCTGGAAGTGAGAAGTTTAAACGCTAATAAAACTAAATTTATGAAACATAATAATGTAATAATGTTCCAAGCTCTTTCTCGATTCATGATAATAAAAATTATTGCTTTCAAAGTTATCCAAAATATTTGGAATTAAAAGCAGATTATACAATTTAGGTAAACTCTTAAAATTCTAATTGATAACAATATATATTTTTTAGAAATTATCGATTATATCACTAATACTCGAAGATTGTACCAACTTACACGTTTCTATCTACAAGGTCACTTACTTCTACGTTGCCCAATCCAACAGTGTAAGTTACTGTAACATGTAAATCTTTAATTTTCTTCATACCCCAATTAATTCACAGATTTCTTCATAACTATAATTCCTAAGATTATAAAAAAGTTCATCTATAAATTCTGTATATGGAATATCATGCTTCTTGCAAAACTCCTTTCTTAATTCTTTTGTTGTCATACTTTTAACTTTATTGGTTTAATCGTTCTATTCATTGTTATATACAGATATATGTATCGCTTTATTGCTGTATATACGTATAGTTATATATACGTATGCAAAGATATACAAAATATCTCATATAACAAAAGAATTCGTATTTATTTTGCGTAAAAAAAATAATTGCCACTTTTTTGAAGAAAACCTCATTTGGCTTACTGCCTAAGCACATCCTCATTATGAGGAATATGCTTAGCCTGTAATTTCTTAAATGGTCCTTTACGTGTCATATTGATAGTTTATTATTATGAAAATCTTTATGCATTATTTTTTACAAGAGCAATATGCAAGTGGCAACATAATAAAAACGTTTACCTGATTGCGATTGGTTGACTCCTGAAGAGGAAAGTTTTTTCTTTGGATTCATAAACGATCTATTTTGGGGTTTTAACATTTGGTTGTAGTGCTTCTATTCTCTTACGGAGTTCCTTTGCGAATACCATTTGAGCGTACATTATCTTATTAAAACCACTACGGTCTCCCCAAAAGTAATCTTCAACTTCGGAGAGAATTTCCAAGCATTCCCTTGTAGCCAATTCTTTGACACCTACGGTAGGGACTTTGTAAGTTTTAACAAAGTTATCTACATCCTTTACGACAGAAGCCTCCAGATTAACCATATGTTGTATTTCCTCAAAAAAATACTTGTATCCCTTGGATTGAAAATCTTGGTCAACTGTCTGGGGGGCAAGCCCAAGAAGCTCGCCTTTGACAACTTCCAAAGCTTTGATATAACCATCCATGTATCCTCTTAATTGGTTGTCGGATTTTCCCTGAATGGTTTTTGCATATTTTTTTAAGTGATGTGTGAAAAGTGTTCTTTTCATATCTATTCTTTTGGTTATCTTATCTTTCGAATGTTAGTTCTATATTGCTATTGCCTTGGAAACAAGAGCTGCACAAAGCGACTCGCAGAGTACCCTGCTCATGTTAACTTCAACGGCATTGCCGATATACTTCTTCTGTTCGGCCTGTGTCCCTACGAGGATATAATTGTCAGGGAAACCCATGATGCGTTTCAGCTCATTTATATTCAACATGCGCATCTTGATGTCTATGATTCCGTACATGGCCATGAACTCCTTTATCTTGCAAGTCATTTCACTGTCCTTTTCAAAAATCCTTATACCGAGACCTTTTTCTGTGGAGATAAGGTAAGGGGGCATCTTATCCATCCGAGCAATCAAAGTGAAACACGGCTTATTGGTATCTCCACCTGCAGAGTTGAACTGTGGGTTCATCAAGAAGCAGTCAACTACTTTTTGCTTCGGTGTTGTCAATACTGCAGGGCAAGGTGCGTCAATGCTGGAAAGTTGACCACCAGCGGAGTATTCATTTGCCAAAAAACGACTTGAAACCAATCCCAGCCTGTCTTTTGTGGTAAGCGTAGGACATGGCGATTCAACAGAATGATTTCCTCCATTGCCATAGTAAGCAGTAACAAAGACATGGTGATCCTTAGTGGTGACAGTTCCGGCAGGAATGTCTATCGATTGGTTCTTAGAATACGGATCTCCACTGAATGCTTTGGACATGAAGCTGACATTGGCAAGCCCCTTTTGGCAAGGCTCGTCAATTCCAGGAACTGCGTATTTTCCTGTCTGGTTCATTGAATTATACTTAACAAGAAAGGTTTCCTTTCCACCAGCAACGAATTTGATTAGCCCTGCGTAAATTCGCTTCAAGGTTTTCTCGCATAGAGACTTCTTCCTGTCAAAGATGCTTTGGCCGGCATCATTCATATCAAGCACTTCACGAACTGGCTTCCATTTCTTATATATATGGAACATTCCATTGTCACCTTCCTTGGAGTAGGTTGGAATAGGAAAAGCTATTGGCAGACCAGTTCTTGCAAATTGGCCGAAGAATCTTTTTCGTGACGTATAAGCCCCGAAATCTGCAGCATTCAGTAAACGCCAGTCATAACGGTAACCATAAGACATAATCCTATTGCACCATCTGACATAACTGCGCCCTTTCAATCTTGATATGGGATGCCCTTCTTCATCCATGTCTCCCCAACTCATGAACTCCTCTACATTCTCAATTTGAATATAATCAGGGTCGAGTTGCTCGATATAGCGGAAAAGATGTTCTGCAAGTGTCCGGCTATCAGCATCACGAGGCCGACCGCCTTTTGCTTTGGAGAAGTTGGTACATTCCAACGATGCCCAAAGTACGACCAGGGCATTTGGGTATTTTACACGCATCCGATTCAAGTGGATAGTCAACTCCGTTAGGTCAAGAGTGCGAATGTCTTCAGTAAAATGAAGGGTGTCCGGATGGTTTGCTTGGTGTGATGCAATGGCATTTACGTCATGGTTTACACACGCAATTACTTTTGCACACGCCTGCCCATTAAGCTCTGCTTGTTCAACACCAGTAGTAGTTCCTCCTGCTCCACAAAACAAGTCTATGTATAAAAGTTTAATATTATTCATTTGTCTTCTTCTTAATACTGTTACTTAATCTCGTTTCTTTCCGATGTTCTGCATCATAACGATTGTGACATCGTTGACACAAGGCACGCAGATTATCGGGATCGCAATGTTCTGGAATATGATCAAGATGTGCTATTGTCAGAACAACATATGCAAATTTCCCAGTAAGTTCATTCATCCGATATGTATGGTTCTCAACTCCACAGAACTCACAACAGTTATTCGCTCGTTCAAGAATTGAATTTCTAATTTGTTTCCAATTCTTTGGATAGCGTGATTTGTTTTCTGGTTTAATAGGCATATTATTGTTTTATTTTATTATTACTGATTTTACAGAGTAGAATTTACAATTTCATCTACAGAGTCAAAAGGTGGTTCCCCTAAGAGTTCCTGGCATACATTGATTATACCAAAAGCTTTTTTAGCAGTTTCCTTATTAGAAAAGCTGCTTATTTTTTCTATCATTGTCTCTTTGATGTATTTTAGTTCCTTATTACTAAATTCAAACATTTCAGATATATCACCTTGATGATACAACTTCCCGTTAATATCCTTTGCTGTACCATCACAGTAGATTTGCCTTAGCTCTACCACCTCACCTGTCTCTCTAAGTTTTGCTTTCATGTCTTTTTTTATATGGAGTATTTTTATTGGTTCATTCTTGTTCTTCCTGTTCGGCTGACGTAAAGAGTTTCCGATAGGGACGATACTTCTTCTCTTCATAGGCTAAATCTTCCTCGTAATGCTCTGCATCTTGATACCAGTTCCTGAAACAGTCTGGACATAGCCAGTAATTCAATACGGCGACATAATAACCTGTATGCGGTGCATGACCACAACGGTCGCAGACACCGATTGCTCCAAAACGTGCTGTCTTACTTAATAGTTCCGTTCTATCAATCTTCAGGACTCGGAATCCTTTTTCATTTTCTACTGTTTCCATCTTATTGAAGTATTAATTGTACATGAAAATTATAATCATTGCATAAAGCTGCGATCTGTTTCACCTTTAATGGTTCTTGGTCACCATATGGGAAGAATATAACTCTTTCCTTTGTAAGACATCTGATTCCTTTTTTTCTAAGATTATACAAGAGATTAGTCCGTCTCTTTACTATTCTGTCCATATGTATTTATTTTTTCTTTAAGTGACATATTATCCTCATTGTATGAATCTTCTATGTGTTTGACCAAATCTATTAGCCTGGTGTCATACATATCATACATCTGATACATCAGTTCAGGTGTCGGATGTTCGGACAAATCAAGGATGAAAACTTTCTTGCCTTGCCCCTTCATCCAACCTGCTTCTGAATGGGCAGAACGACCACAAGGAAGAAGAAGTACACAGTAATCTGCTTCGTGCATGGCACGAAAGTCTTTTTCAAAGGCGTTTGTTGCTTCAGGATGATGTAGGTTCTGTTTGAAATCCTCACAAGTCCAACTCTTTACATCCTTATGAAGATTTTCCCAGCTAAACCCACTTAGAGACTGGTCTTCAGGATGTTTAAAGTCATAGGTCTCATATCCCTGAAAGCGTAAAACTTGCAGCACTGTTTCATAGTGCTTATTACGCCAACTACTGGCTAAATATATCTTTAATGGTCTCATATCACAAACTATTTTAATAATCCCCTACACAACATTTCCACATATTTAAGACTGTCTCTTAGGACTGGGTAACTAAGACTATCATATTGCCCTCTTTCAAGACTTTCTATCTGCTTGCTATATACGGATGGATCGTTATTATACTTATTTAATAGGAAGTATCTTAGCCACATATCTGCACCCCGAGGACGTGGTAAGTCTAAGAAATCTAAGACTAATACCGATAATCGCTTTTGCTCTGTTCTGTTGAGTACGATGCACTCTCCAGTCTCTTTATCAATCCAGCTGCAAAGCATGTGTGCGGTGTTATTCTCTCTGTCAATGCTTATCTGAAAGCATGAGATTCCGAATAGCTTCTCTATTCGCTCTGCCAGGCATTGCAATTTCCATAGGGTAATTGTCTTTTTTATTAGAAAATTAATCTCCCTGATGAGTTTCATGCTGGCAAAAGGCTTGAAATTCTTCTTCTCATAGATTAAGGATAGCAGCTCTTCTCGTTTCTGTGAGTAAGTGACTACTTGATAAAATTCAGGCATGGGTAATAAATCCGAAAAGCCTGTTTTGATGGTTAGAACATTGTCAATCATATCTTTACTTGTTAGCATTTATACTGAAAAATGAAATTACATCATTTTCTATTTTCTGAATTTGTCATCATCATAGCTATGGCTTATTTCATAATAGAAAGCTGCAGCTAAGGCAATAAACAAAATAATGAAGACTATTATATACGCCATATCTTAAGGATATATATAAAAAACACTTCTATTAACTATCATCTGATGGAATTTCAACTGCCTTTGCAAACTGTAACAGGTTTGAATACCCTTTATAAAGTGTATTGCAGGGTACAGCATATCTTCCATATCTATCTATTAATGTTTGGGTAATAGTATTTCCTGTGACATCGTTAGGAAAGAATAGATAGACTCTGTTGTAATCGTCACCTTCTATGAGTAGATGAAGGAAGTTTCTAACATCGGACATGATGATGACATCACAATCTGAAGGGAGACGGATAAAGCCATTATCTTGCAAAGATAAGTAGGCTAAATAGTCTGTTACGTCATGGAAAGCGCAGAGTCTACTACTTTTCTGCTCTTTCCTTGCTGGTAGAAAACTTATTCCAGCATTTTTCAGAGTTATCGGTTTCGTTGTGAGTTCATGACTAACAAACTCTATTCCTTTGTTCTGATTTATAATACCAATTCCTCGATACACTTTTGAAAAGTATCGATAGGATATTTCATGAACAGCTGGGAGCTGCTTTACATCCATATTCAAGATACTTTGTGTATCTGTAAACTCTTTGACGTGAATATGTTCAGGTCTTTGTTCTGATGTACTGATAAACGATTTAGACATAAGCTTAAAATCAATTTTAAGAGTTATTGTTGACTATTAATTAGAGCTTGAAGCTCTTTGTCTGTGTGTCCCAGGCGGAAGAAATCACTTATATCTTTTTCTGATTTACTTCCTGCAAGCGGAAGATCTAACTTAAAGACATTGTACTTCTCTCTATACTGTTGTACACGTAACTCCGATTCTTTTCTACCGGTGGCGTCAGTATCATACAGAAAGATTATCTTAGAGAAACGCTTAGAGAGATCTTCAAAGATACTTTCAGGTATGTTGGCAGTCTCACTATTGAAAGTAAGGGCAGAAAAACCATGAGAAACGAGGGACATTACGTCTTTTTCTCCACCTGTAATGAATACTACGTCACCTTTTGCAGGTAATTGCTCATAGCCAAAGATATAAGGCTTGGGAAAGTGACCTGCATACATAAAGCGCAGCTTAGCCTTTGGACGATAGATTTTGACCCTGCTACTACCATCAAAGAAATATCCATAAGTAGGAATAGCTTTTGACCCATAAACGGCAAACTCCCCACCTGAAGCCTTCGTAAACGTACAGCTGATGATACTTCTTACATTGTATCGTTTCAGGGTTGCAAGGTCAATACCATATTCTTTCCAATAGCTTTCTTCCCATGGCATGAAAGGCTGTGTTTCTACTTTGAAACTTGCTATGCTGCTGCAGGAACTCTTATTCTCTGATGGGACTTGTCGTGAGACAGCAATATGATGATTGGTGTTGGCAGCGTCAAATACTCCGAGGCAAAGATCACGGTCTATGACCTGAAGAACTTCACGAAAATTGGTTTTCGTATTGATATGGCAAAGTTTTCCTACAATCGTAAAACAGTTTCCACAAAAGCTGCTGTCACCAAAATCTTGAAGATAGTATTGCTTATCTCCACAACTTCTATTGTTGACATATAGATGACAAGATGGTCGGCTGTCTTCCCGAAAGGGGTTGCGAAATGTCTTAAGAAGACATTTCTCACCGAGGTAGTGAACAAAGACATCTAATCCTCCACCTGTTAGCTGTAATATTCTTTGTGCTTCATTCATAACTGTGTGAAGTTTTTAATTTGTGATTTTCCTATGCTTGCTGTATCCGATAAAGGAGTTGTACGCCTCTTCCGAAGAACTTTTGTAAAACAAGACTTAATGTTTCAATATAACTACTTTCTAACTTCTCATAGAGTTGTTTGTTAGGAAGGGCGAGCAATAGCGTCTTTCTCGTCTCGTCATATGACTCAAAGGAAAGTTGCTTGAAGATTGAAGTAAAAATTCTTTCACTGACTATCTTCTCAAAGGCTGACATACATTTGTCCCATAGAGCTATACCATAATTCTTTAGGGGAGTAGATGCCTTTAGCTGGACTCTTAATCGAGAGGCATTACGCTTATACCAATTACAGAAATAATCTAAGAAAGCATCTAAGCTGCTTGGAACTACTTCCTTTCGACATTTCAGGTTGGTCAAAAACAGGGTTAGTGCGGTATAAAGAGTTTCTTTGCTTGAAAATCCATAGAGCTGCTGCATGGAACACACCCACTCGTCATCTGAAACAAGTTCCTCAATGGACGAAAAATTTTGCGGAAGCGAGTTATTATAATAATTATTATTTCTTTCTCTATCTCTATTCTCTTTTATAATATGTTCGCGCGCGTAGTTACCTTCGTAATCAGTTGGTAACGTTTTTGAAACGTTTTCTTTTGGTCTTTTATTGGTCTTCTTTTGGCCCACTTTTAGCCCACTTGCGTTATAACTTTCTGATTTACCATTAGTTACAAAATTATTGGTAACTTTCTCGTGAAGATTTCGTGAGGAAATATTTTGGCAAACTTTTGGCCCACTTATAGACTCTTTATTGGACCGTTTTTGGACCTTTTCACAAGGTAACTCCATTGCTGAATTTTCACTATATTCAACAACATCTGCATCAATATAACCTTCGTTAGTAGTGCTATCTTTGGACAATTTTGGACCAATTACAGGAAGATTATCCTTCATGTAATCCGAAAACTCTATCAATTGAACTGATGAGAGCTTATTTTGCCCATCATAGCCTACATTTAAAATTCCATATTTACGAAGTCTTAAAAGACCTTCTTTGATTTCCTTTAGTGTTAACCCTGTAAGTAAGCTGATTTTCTTAATATCAAACCACTGGGGATCTTCATATCTATCATTTTCTGAATAAGAATGGAGAAGGATATGAAGATATAGATGAAGAGTCTTTGCATCTACAAAGAAATCCTGGAAGTCTAAATCATAATACAGCTTTACCCAGCCACCTCTCACATTCTGTAAAGAAAGAAACTTATTAAAGTCTCTTACTGTTATAAGGACTCCATTACGTCTTAAAGAAGAGACATGAATAACACCTGCTTCCTTTAACTTGTCGAGAGACTTGCGAGCAGACTTGCGAGTAACCTGCAAGAACTCTGTCATACTCTGAATAGAAGTACGGAATTGTCCTGGCATTGTAAGCTGATTGAAGAAGGACTTATCTTCTCTTTGGGCATTCAGAAAGATGTGCAAAAACATCTGCACAGCATTGCTGTCATCATAGAAAGAACAGTTATAGAACTGTCTCATCAAACCAATCCATTTGTAATCTCCCATAATCTATCTATTTTCAGGGTCAATGGCAATAGCCTTTAATTGTGTGTGCTCATTGAGATTCTCTAAATCATCAATGACTCTTCCTGTCTCGTCTACCAAAACAAAGGATGTAATTGGTAATCTATTATTGGCGATTTTCATATAGCTTTTTGATTTGATAATGGTTGTTCTGACTCAATTCTAAAAGAGAGGATAGCTATCCCACGGTTGCCCCGGACAGTAATACTATTATTTGTATGGCTGATATGCTGAATCCTTGATAGCAAGGATTTACCATGATGCCATCTAACTTTGGCTCCTAACATAAGGGTGAGGATGTTATCGAATCTTTTTTCTATATCTTCTTTCGTACCAATTTCTCTATAGAGAGATGGGGTAATCTGAAAAAGAAGATCTACAAGCCATAATGGTTTCTTTTTCACATGGACCTCTTTAACAATATGATACATAGACACTTGAATTAAAAAAATGTGATTACTTTTCCGTCGGATGTATACATACTGGATTATACCTGTCCTTGTAAACTCCTTCTCGCTTCAAGAGTTTATAGATGGTACTTTGTTCCATATAAAATTCATTAGCGAGAGCACGCATAGCTGCCTTAGGCGTAATAAGGTTTCTTAATATAAGTGAACCATACTCTTTGATATACTTGTCTATTACCAACTGCCTACGTTGAACGGTCGGAGTTTCATAGACTAATATCTTATTAAGATCTTCCCTAGTTTCACTGGGTAGACTAGCAACTACTGCTGGAGTAAGCTTTGGAAAACGTTTCCGATGCTTACGCTTCTGCTCTGCTAATTCGGGATTATACACACCATCATCGCCAACATTACGGTTTATCTCACGTAATATCGTCGTACGATCAACTTTAAGAACTTTTGCAATCTCTGCGAAGTCCTTGCCTTCTTTAAGAAGTCTGGCAATTTCTTGCCGTTTGGATAAATCTAATTGCTTGCTCATTGTCAATGCTAAAAGTGTTAAATGGGGAAGATTTTCTTCTTTTACCCAGTTTTTTGTGCATTGACAGTTGTGTTTTTCTCGAAGCTATTACACTTCAATAGCCATTGATAGTCAACATATTATAGTGATTGCTCTAAGGTGTAATTAACACTTTTAACAAATTGTACTTCTATGTTGAACATCCAAA